AAAAATAGAGAAAAATTAAATGAATATGCAAGGGAGTATTACAAAAATAATAAAGAATATCATAAAGAATACCAAAAAGAATATGGTAAAAAAAATAGAGAAAAATTAAATGAGTATGGAAGAGAGTATTACAAAAATAATAAAGAAAAGGTAGCAAAAGCTTGGAAGAAGTATTACAATAAGAATAAAGAAAACATATGTAAAAAAGAAAGAATACAATACAAAAATAGACAATTAAAGCTATGGCCTAAAGAACTTATTAATAAAATAATTAATCTTTATGAGGCAGATAAAACTTTAAAAGAAATATCTCTTATTACAGATAAAAAAGTAACTTCAATAAGAGGAAAGCTTATTGAATATAAAGTTTATAAAAAAAGTTTACACGCTTTAACCACTAAAGAATGGAAAGAATATAGGATGAAATACGCTGAAAGAAAACCTGAAGTAAGAGCATTACATGGTGCTAGAGCAAGAGCTAGAGATAAAAATATTCCTATAGATATTGATATAAAATATCTTAGAGACATATGGCCTAAAAATAATAAATGTCCTGCTCTTAATATTGAACTTAAACAAGGAAATAAAGGGATATCCCATGATGCCTCACCATCTTTAGATAGAATACTCCCAAATAAAGGATATGTAAAAGGAAATGTACAGTGGATTTCAAAATTAGCTAATCAAATAAAGAGTAGTGCTACACCAGATCAAGTCATTCAAGTAGGATTATACCTTAAAAAAATAACAGAGGATTTAAATAATGGCACACAACAATAGAACATTTGATCGACAGTCTTACAATCAGAATGATGGTAGAGCTAAGAAAGCTATAGTAGATTATCTAAAGTCATTAAGCTTTGAAGACATAGAAGCTAAAGAAGATTTTTACTTTGATGTCTCAGCTAAGAAGGATAAGAATTATTTCTTTGAGGTTGAGATAAAAAATCAATGGGGTTCTAGTTGGAATCCTTCTTGGAAAGAAGTTCGCATTCCAGAAAGGAAGAGCAGACTTATGAAACGAAAGGAGAAAGATTATCCAGATCATGATTTATATTTTGTAGTATTTAATACTGATTGTACTCAAGCTTGGTTCATTAAAGATACTAATGTAGATGATTCAAGTGTAGGTACAATACAAAACTCCAGACAACCTAAAGACTCACCACATTTGAGAGAACCTTTCTTTCATATTCCTGTGGAAAAAGCTAAATTAATTCAAATTAGCTCTTGACCTCTAGAATTATGTGTGGTATAATTACGTTACAATTTAATTTAAACTCATGTCACAACAGCGTGACGATAGACAAAGGAAATAGAAAATGAATGATGCAATTTATATTACTGGTAAATGTCACTATGCGTCCATCACTGAGCCTAACACTAAGTTTGAGCCAGTGTGGTCAATCCAAGTTGAAGTGAACGAGGATAACCGTCCCATCATTGAGAAGGCTGGTCTTTCTATAGCCAACAAAGGTGATGATCGTGGTGACTTTGTTACTATCAAACGTAAAGTTCTACGTAAGGATGGTACTCAACGTCAAGGTCCAGTTGTTAAGGATTCTCAGAATAATAATTGGGATGGTAAGTTGATTGCTAACGGTAGTACTGTTAATGTTAAGGCAGTACCTTTTGAGTGGAGTTATGCAGGTAAGTCAGGTGTCTCTGCTGACCTAGCTGCTGTTCAAGTAGTAGACTTTATTGAGTACTCCAGTGGGGGTGATGACTTTGAAGTTGTTCCCGGTGGATATGTAACTGAGACAGTTGAAGAAGATATTCCTTTCGCCTCTTAATTTAAACTAAGGGAGACTTGGGGTGGAGTTTGATTTAATTTTCTCCACCCCATTTTTTTAGTATGAAACAAATTGAAACATTAGTTAAAGATATATATGATTTGTTTTCTCTTGATCCAATTAAGATGGATGAAAAGGAAGTAGATCAACATATCGATACCTTTGGTGAAATGCTTAAGGTACATATAAAAGCATTCATGTATGAAAAACCTCGTACTAGAGGAAATCTTAGACTGTCTGCTATTGGTAAGCCTGATCGACAGTTATGGTATGATGTTAATAGTAAAAGAGAAATTGAAGATCTCAAACCTAGTACAAGAATTAAATTTCTGTATGGTTATATCTTAGAAGAACTTCTTTTACTATGCTCTTCCATTGCTGGACATAAAGTTACTGATCAACAAAAGGAAGTTAATGTAGAAGGTGTACTTGGTCATCAAGATTCTATGATTGATGATGTCTTGATTGATTGTAAGAGTGCATCTGCTTATAGCTTCAAGAAGTTTAAACAGAATACTTTATTAGAAGATGATCCATTTGGTTATATTGCACAGATCTCTGCTTATGCTGAAGCTAATCAAGTTAATAAAGCAGCATTTTTGGTGATAGATAAATCAAGTGGTGAGATATGTCTTACTCCTGTTCATCAGATGGAGATGATCAATGCTAAAGAAAGAGTTAAACATCTTAAGGGAATGGTTAGTAATAATCATGTGCCTGATAGGTGCTATGCTCCTGTTGCTGATGGGGAGTCTGGTAACTTTAAGCTTTCTATTGGTTGTGTTTATTGTAGCCACAAGCGAGAGTGTTGGCAAGATGCTAATCATGGTCAAGGACTACGTGCTTTTAGATACTCCAGAGGACTTAACTATCTTACAACGGTGGCTAAAGAACCGAAGGTTGAAGAAGTAGTTAACTGGTAATGCATTGGAAATATAAAAATAAGCCTGACCTAACTAAGTTTGGGTTTGTCTACTGCATTACTAATACTAAAACTGGTCAGGCTTATATAGGTTGCAAGCAATACTTTAACTATAAAAAAGGCAAGAAGAAAGCTGAATCTAATTGGAAATCTTACATGGGTTCAAGTACTCATCTACTTGAGGACATAAAGAAATTAGGTAAGACTAACTTTAAATTTGAAATGATAGCTGAGTTTAAAAACAAACGAAGCTTACGTTACTATGAGTGTTACTATCAAATGAAATATAATGTTTTATGTAGTACACTTGATGGAACTGATACACCTGCATACTATAATAACTATGTAGGTGGTAAGTTCTATAGACCTGTGGAAGAATATTATGATAACGAGTGATAACCTATACGATTTAAGTACAGATGTTTCAAGTAATTCTTTATATGATTTAACAGATAAAGATGGGCATAGATCTTTATACATCTCTGTAGTGCTACAAGCTCTATTAGATTTATCTAAACCTAAAAGTAAGAGTGAAGATAGTTCTGTTCAGGTGTATAGAGATCAAGCCTATTCATGGTTTTTTAAAGATGTTGGTGTTACTTGTGAAGACTTTGAAGAGATATGTTTCTATGCTGGATTAGAACCTAGTGTAGTAAGAAAGTTTGCTACTAATGTAATCAACTCAGAGGATGTAAGCAATGTCAGAAGAAAGTTCCAAGCTCTGCTCTAAGCCACTTGATAAACAAGTAGGTGGTAATCATTACAAAGATTGTGGTATACAACCAGTACAATATATACATGCGAATAAGCTTGACTACCTAGAAGGTAATGTGATAAAATATATAACTCGACATCGTACCAAAGGACAAGGTAAAAAAGATATTGAGAAAGCAATACACTATGCACAACTAATCTTAGAATTAGAATACGAATAAGAAAGGAAAACATTAATGGAGAACGAGATGCACTACGGTATGACACTTCCCATATCTGAAGAGATAGATGCTGTTAAGTATAGACAAACAGGTGAAGACTTCTATAGTAAAGTTGTTCGTATATCTGAAGCACTTAAAGATAGTCCTGATCACTTTGAAAGTTTTAAGGATGCACTGAGGTATCTTAGGTTCTTACCAGCAGGTAGAGTACAGAATGCTATGGGTGCTGCTAGACAGACTACTGCTTACAACTGCTTTGTCAGTGGTGCTATAGAAGATAGCATGGATTCTATTATGGGCAGAGCTACTGATGCTGCTGAGACAATGCGTAGAGGTGGTGGTATAGGCTATGACTTCAGTAGACTACGTCCTAGAGGAGATCGTATCAAGTCTCTAGACTCTAGAGCATCAGGTGCAGTCAGCTTCATGCAAATCTATGATGCAGTATGTCAGACCATAGCATCTAGTGGGCATCGTAGAGGAGCGCAGATGGGTGTGTTGCGTGTAGATCATCCAGACATTGAGCAGTTTATTACAGCTAAGAATGATGGGACTTCTCTTACAGGTTTTAATATCTCAGTTGGTGTGACTGATGAGTTCATGAGATGTCTTGAAAAGAAAGAACCATTTCCCCTACAGTTTGAAGGTAGAGTACATGAAGAAGTAGATCCTGTAGCACTATGGGATATGATCATGCGTTCTACTTGGGATTGGGCAGAGCCGGGAGTGTTGTTCATTGATACTATCAACAAGATGAATAACCTTTACTACTGTGAGACTATCGAAGCTACTAATCCATGTGGTGAGCAACCTCTACCACCTTACGGTGCTTGTCTTCTTGGTAGTTTTAATCTTACTAGGTACGTAACAGAAGGCTCATTTGATTTTAGTCTATTCACTGGTGACATTCATCATGTAGTCAGAGCTATGGATAATGTTATTGATAGGACTATCTATCCTTTAGAGGAGCAGGAGAAAGAAGCTAAGAACAAACGTAGGATGGGACTAGGTGTTACTGGTCTAGCCAATGCAGGTGAGATGTGTGGTATGCCTTATGCATCAGAAGATTTTATGAAGTTTACCACAAAGGTTCTTAAGACATTGCGAGATCATACCTATGGTGCAAGTGCTTTACTAGCTAAAGAGAAAGGTTCCTTCCCTCTGTATGATAAAGAAAAATACATGGCAGGTAAGTTCTTTAAAACTTTATCTGGTTGGGTTCAAGATCAGATCAAAGACAATGGACTACGTAACTCTCACCTAACTTCTATAGCACCTACTGGTACAATCAGTTTGACTGCTGACAACGTAAGCTCTGGTATTGAACCACCTTTTAATCTGTACTATGATAGAACTATACAAGAGTTTGATGGTCATCAGATACAAAGAGTAGAAGACTATGCTTACAGACAAGGTGTTAATGGTAGAACTGCTAACGAGATTAGTGCTGAAGAACATCTCTCAGTTCTTTCCCTCACATCTAAATATATTGATAGTGCTGTCTCTAAGACTTGTAATGTAGGAGATAATGTAACCTATGAAGAGTTCAAAGATTTATATTACAATGCTTGGAAGCAAGGTTGTAAAGGTCTAACTACCTTCAGAGCAGACGGAAAAAGGTACGGTATCCTTAATGAAGTTAAGGAAGAGCCTCAAGCTGAAGCTTGTTTTATTGATCCAACAACAGGCCAGAAAGAGTGTGGGTAAAAAAAAACTTGACAAACAGAGAAAAGTGTAGTATAATTATAGTATGAAATGCCAATAGTGGGTTTCATATTATCTTGCTTATTAAAGGAGAACGCAATGAACTATACATTAACAACTAACAGACCTAAAGCTATGTCTGAATTTCAAAGTTATAAAGATTGGGTCATTGGATATGATAAAATATTCCAGACCATGTTGGCTTCAACTACCAATCAACATAACTATCCCCCACACAATTTAACTGAGAATGGTGAAGGAAAGTATACAATTACTATTGCCGTAGCTGGTCTTTCTAAAGAAGATATAAAGATATCTCTTGAAGATCAGAACCTTACTATATCTTATGACAGTAACCCTCCACAAGAAGAAGATACTACTATCCTCTATCAAGGTATTGCTCATCGAAGTTTTACCAAGGTGTTTCATCTTGCAGAAAGCATTGAGGTAAAGGATGCTGTTATGGACAACGGTTTAATTGTAATTGAACTGGAGCAGAACATACCAGAACATAAGAAACCTAAATTGATTGAACTAAAGTAAAGGAAATACTAATGAGTATTAGTAAGGAGAAGAAGGTTAATACAGTTTTTATAGGATACGATCCTAAAGAAAAGGTTGCAGCCCAAGTTCTAAAATATTTAATCGAAGCTAACTCACCAAAGGATATCATAGTTAAGTTTCTACGTAAAGACATCTTAGAACATATGAATATGTTTAATCGACCTTTTGAGATGGTTAATAATCAGATGATTGATTCGATAGATCAGAAGCCATTCTCTACTGAGTTTACCTTTACTCGCTTTCTAGTACCTGCCTTGATGCAGTATGAAGGGTGGGCATTGTTTATGGATTGTGATATGTATCCCAGAACAGATGTCAATGAGATATTTGAGGAATATAACGATGAGTTCTATCCTTTGTACTGTGTCAAACATGAGTACGAACCAACAGATAAATTTAAAATGGATGGTAGAGAGCAGACTAGATACAATAGAAAGAACTGGTCTAGCCTTATGC